TTAGATTTTCTTTCTATCGTGTTTGTCAAGGCTCTTGGCATGAGGGGCGGGACTTTCAACATCTCCCAACGGATTCTTCTCCATAGCTTCTTTAACCTGTTTATTAGCCACATGGGTGTAAATCTGCGTAGTGCCGAGGTTTTCATGCCCCAATACCTCTTTAAGCACCCGCACGTCAACACCGCTCTGAAACATCAGCGTAGCAGCAGTATGCCTGAGCTTGTGGGGCGAAAATCCCATTCCGTCCAAACCTGAGCGTTTCAGTGCTTCCTCCACAATCTCTCCAACCCGCCGATTTGAAATACGCTTATTGTTTCTGCTCAAAAACAGCGCCTTTTCGCTCGAAAGACTTTTGTTGGCGTTTAAAAATTCAGAGCGCTTGCTGAGATATGTTTCAAGCGCTTTTACACAGGCTTTATTAAGATAAATTACACGTTCCTTACTGCCTTTTCCGGTAACGCGCAAGGTATGAACAAATTCATCATTGTCAAAGTTTTCAAAATCCCGCTCCCGCCTGTAATCGTTAATATTTAAACCAACCAACTCACTAAGTCTCATTCCGCAATTGAGAAAAAGCGTTAAAATACAGTAATTCCGAATAGTTGTGATATTGTTAATTTCCGGCGAAGTTAAAAGTAAAAGTCTTGCTTGCTCAAATGTAAGGTGTTTCGGGAGCGGCTTTTTAAGCGACGGCATTTCGAGGCGGTCAAGCGGGCTTACTGAAAACCAGCTCTTGTTATAAGTCAAATACTTATAAAACTGCCTTAACGCCACAGCGCGCCGTGCGCGGCTCTTGGCGTTGTTGCCGCGTTCGGAGCTTATGAAATGTAAGAATTCCAACGCGTCATGAAGCCCCGAGTTTTTAATTATATCCTCAGGCAAATCGGCGATTTTTATTTGGTTAAAATCAACTCCCGCTGAAACAAGAGCGTGTTTTTGTTTCATAAAGCGAAAATACTGTTTCAAGTCTGCGTAGTAGCTTTTGATTGTGTTTTCCGAACGCCCTTTAACAGTAGCGGCATAATTTAAGAATTCAAGCAGATACAACGGCGAGTCTGCTTTATAATTTTGTTTTTCTATTTTCATAATTCCTTTTCCGCTCCCCCTAACCGCGTATAATATTCATTATACGCGCCTCAATGGGTATTCCTTTCATCTATACTCTTTCTATCTTATCATGACTACACTTTTCCGTCAAGCCTCTTGATTATATAATCAAGTTTATCACCTATTACGTCGAGTTTCTTTTTACGGCGGGTGATTCTTTTAAGCACATAAAACCGTCTGCGTTTGTAATAGGTGTAGTAATCACAGTCATAAATCCGCTTAAAATCGTAATTCTTGCGGCATATTCCGCACCTTTTCGGATTTGAGAATGAAAGCCAGTCAGGAATATATACCTGGCTCTTTGTCCACGGGCAATTAAAGCCGGTGCAGGAAGCGCAACAGCACAATACGCAAGAAGTCGGTTCTGAACTCTCCCGGCGGTTATCGTCATAATTCTGTTCGTGGTTTTGACGGATTGCTTTCGGCAAGGACTTGCGGTTCTTCGTGTTCATCTTCTCCTATGGTTTCCCCTGTCATATTCTCGTACTGCTTAATAAGCGCCTGTTGGTGCTGTTTTAAATATGTGCCGCGCCTTTTAAGGCTTGTTAAAAAATAATCAAACCCCATACACCGAATGTAGGTATCAATACTGTTTCCCGCCTGTTTGAATATGTATTTTTCAACTCTGCTGAGGTTGTATTCTATGTCTTTGGGCGTGTAAAGTGAGATTTTCTCTACTGTTTTTACAAAGTCAAGCCAAAATTTTTCAGTGTCCCACCGTCTGACGTTGCTGTCGTTGCCTGTTGGCTTTACATAGCGCAAATAATTATTAAGCACGCCCCCAAAAACTTCCCCTATTGGCTTTTCTTGTAATATGAAATTTAAAGCGCGTTCGCGGCGTAACTGTAACTCACACCTGACCCAATGTTTATCGTTAAAACCTCTTTCGGCGGCTTTATCATAAATTCTTATTAGAATTTCAGACTTTTTAGAGCCTATGTAAATGCTTGTGCCTTTGTTGGAATAGTCAACATTCCACGATTTGGCGCGGGCGGAATACCAACCCTTGCGGGTACTTCTCGCTATTTTTGCTACGTTTAATATTCCCGTGTGGTCGTCATAGGCTACATCAAGGCGAGTTATATTATAGGCTTTTCTGTCCGATACAAACAGTTTAAATAAACCTTGCCAGTCGCCGTGTCCGAACGTTTCAAAGACCCGGCAACCCTGACCCGACATTTCGAGGTTTACGCCCATTCCCTCCCTGCCGTCAAAGTGTATATTTATGCCGTCATAAAACAAGCGGCTTTTGTAACCGTGAAAACCGCTCATTTCCTCAAACTGCATAACGTTTAGTCCAAGCATTTCAGCTATATCCTCGGAGCTGTCCTTATGAGATGTAACCGAAAGCCAATCATAAAGTATTAAATTTTCTGCTGAATCTTCACCTTGAAAGCCGAGTGTTCCATTTTTCTTCACAATCTACTCCTACATCAATGTTAGTGCGGGATTACAGGTTTCGGGCTGTACGTTCTGCCCCCCTGTTAGCTACGGGGGGCGCCAAGCGCTTTCAGCGCTTTTTGTTAGATACATAAACTTTATTTAGTAAGGTACGGGCGCTTTGAGTTACGGCTGGATAAAAAGGGGAGTTGAGGACTTTTCAAGCTTTATCAACGGCGTTTAAAAGCTTTCTGCTGTTCATAGGTTTGTGTAAGCGTGAACGAAAACAACACACATTGCAACTTTTTTCAGTGAAAAGACCCTGCTACTTCTTCTTTTTTCTCTTTTTCCCGCGTTTTCGTTTGCCAATCAGGGGTTGCGACCCCTGCCCCGGGGTTGCTCTTTAGCGGATTCGATTTCTTCTTCTTTTCTCATTTTAAGCTGTACGCCTTTGGCGACGACCTCGGCGGATTTGCTAACGTCTAACAAATAGCTGACTGAGAGACTTATGTCGCCGAGGTCGGTCAAAACCTTTTGGTATAGCTTTAATCTATTTTGATTGGATTCCTCGGTTTTCTTCTGCTCTTTGATTCGTGCCAAAATAGATTTTTCTTCCTTTAGGCAAAATAAGACAAGGTTCTCAAATTTTTCGTTGAAACCATTACCATGAAAACCCTCAACGTATTTAAAAACCTCTTCTGTCATTCTTATGCTTTTTGCTATTTCTTTCCTTGCCATTGTCTTTCTCCTTGTGATTCATTTTCTTTCCGGGTTCAGCTCCGCGGGAGTGAGTTTTGAATTACATTTCTTCCTTATGATTATTAAATCGTTCTCATAAAAAAATTCAAAGTCATCTCCGGACTTAAAATCGAATTCTAAACGGAATCGTGTTGGGATTGTCAGACGACCTCTTGCATCGAGCCTACGGCGATAATTTGTTTTGGTCATTTCAAATCTTAGGTAAGCTTATACCGCTCTTCACTAATTTTAAAATTACGCCATAGCCAACGTAAGTACCTACAGCCAACAACCAAACGCCGCCAATTGCTAAAATATCCTCAAAAGGTATATAATAATTAGCATAGGCAAAAAACTCTTTCACTCCGTCATTTAAATAGTTTTCAATGTCACGAAAAGGAGAAAGCGGAAAAAGAATTAATATGCCTTTGGCAAATTCTAATAATAAATCCCCAACAAAGCCTAAAATAGATAATAATGTACTCATTAAAACAACTCTCCCAACATGCCGATTTTTGCGGTAGCTTTTATAAGGACAATCAAAAACCCTATTATACAAGCATAATTAATAAATTCTCTAACAATATCATATCCGCCGACCCTGAATATTGTAGGGTCAATAACAATAATTCTGTCTATATAAACGCCAAATATTTCATTTTCAAATCTTAATCTATACTCAAATATCGGCTCTTTAGGCTCTACCCTTAATATACCTACAATCGCCATTAAATCCCACGGTAAAGAAAAAGGAAAACGGTCGATTATTAATGGGAGTTCAATGTCGAAATCTTCATCATAAGACGGCGGTCGAGGATTTGGGGTTGGGTCGGGATTTGGGGTTGGGTCGGGATTTGGGTTTGGGTCGGGATTTGGGTTTGGGTCGGGATTTGGGTTTGGAGTAATAATTGGTCTTATCCATTCTAAGTCAGAAACTTCTGTTTCTTCAAGAAATTCCCAAACATCCATATTATCAACTCTCGTTATGCCGCCAGGTGAAATTTCAATGTAAGGATTAGGACTTATAATTTCGGCTTGTATGGCTTCCTCTATAATATCAATAATTGGCGACCGGGGAATAGTTTCAAATCCGATTTCAACAGTTGTTCCAATAATAGGGCTTGCAAGCACATCGTCTATTGTAGTTCCGTCCGCTTTAGTATCGGCTATGATTAAATCAATGTCGGGGCTGTCGGTTACGTCATACCAATTGACAAGCTCGCCTGTGCTTAATTTCATGTAGGTGTTGGGAATGTACAAAAGTAATCTGCTAACATTATTTTTACCAAAGCCGGATTGATACGCCTCATTACTTACATAAAAATATCTGTCTGAAAATAGTCCGCCGTTATGATAATTTAAAGTAGAATCAGGGGCATTAAGATAGAAAAATGTGTTTTTATTCTCGGGTCTGTGGTATTGAAGGCTACCAAAGATTTGAACTTCTGGAGGAGATAAAAATGTCAACCAATGGACAAAAACAAATCCGTTATTCTGAGTTAAATAATTTAAATTTAAACGAATTTCATTACCTACATAAAACTTCAGAAGAGGTCCGCCGACAACAGATTGCATACTGCCTGAGTTTACATGATTGCTTAAATTCTCAAATGACATTCGAGAAGATACATATATTTCTCCGTCATGACGAAAAAAAGGTACAAGGCGGGTAGTGTTTTTATCGTTACTACCTGTAATGGTAGTAGCGTTTTCGTAAATAAAATCGCTATTTATTCGTTTGTCGGTAATTGTCATGTAACCTACACCGTCGATTTCTATCCAGCCGCGGGTATGGCGGATAATAAAATCTCCGGAATCATCTGTGCGTCCCATTATTGTTACCCAATTGTTTTCACCATAGGGTGCATATTTAAGCTTTATAGCAAGTTCAGCCGCCAATTCACTTAACTCTACGTATTCATCATAAGTTAATTTAACAGTCTGATTTGCCACATCAACAAAAAATAAAGGCTCGCCATTATTAAAAAAACGACCCTCAAGACCTTTAAAAAAATCTACAATAGCTTCAGCGGCGTATTTTTCGTTAGGGTCAGAAAACTCATAATCAGGATTTAAACTAAATCCGCCTGAAAAACCCCAACCATCATAAGGAGTCCACCTTATAAAACCCATATCATAATCTTCATTAACAAGATTTTCATAAGAATCATCAAGCATACCAAAAACCTGTCTAAGAAGTTCTAAACCCATTCCGGCATAAGTACCGAGCTGCTCAGATGTAGGAGCGGCGATTTTGTCCCAGAAAGTAAACGCTTGTTGTGCGCCATGTGTTGTAACCCATTCAAAAACAGGTTGTAAAGCAGGAGCAGGCACAGCAAAAGAATTGAATATAAAAGAAAAAAAGAACTGAATAGCTATAAAAACCGATAAAATTAAGCTAAAAAATCGTCTTAAAAATTTTTTATTGTTCATGGTCTTCCCTTTCAATAATAAAGTAAACGCGCCGTTCCGCCGCCCCCCGCTCCGCTCATGGGGCGGCGGAATCGGTTACGAGTTTACTTTATATTTTTTTTCTTGACGTTAGTGTAAATGCTGACATTGGCGGAGGGTTCGACAAGCTTTGGTACAAAACCATGCCTTGACATTCGCTCTACTAAGGCGTAACTATCGTATAATTCACGTAATCTGTCGTCCTGAACAAAGCAGTCTTTACGCTTTTTACGCATTTTCAATTTCTTCTTAGGAGACGGATTTTCTATGTATTGGTTGTAATCTTCAGCGAAAAACCATTTTAAGCGGGTATATCTTCCCAAAAAGGTAAAACAATCTATAACGTAAAAACACTGCTCGCGTAAGGGCTTAGCTACCCTTGTAAAAACCTGCGAAGTAGCCAAAATAACTATTTTCTGCTTTCTCTGCATGGTTATAAGCTGTAAAAGTGTTTCAGGGAAATCCCTTGAAGTGGCACAGGAAAACTCATTCTGAATTTCATCTATAACAAAAATAGTACCGTTTTCACCATTATAAAGAGATTTATCAAGCAAATCATTAAGGCTTTTCAAAGGCAAAGTTTCATATTGGTATTTCATATTGCTGTAAATTTTTGCTTTAGGATATCTTTTTCGGTATCGTTCGAGGGTATATACAAGACCCATGGTCTTACCCGCTCCCTGCTTTCCGCAAAACATATATAAACCGTAGGGTCGGAATTTTCCTTTACTAAAATTTTTTAAATCGCAAAACCACCAGTAAAAACATTCGGGCAAGCTCAAAAAAAAGCCCTTACCTATCCAAAATATAACCGCTCCGGCAAGAATAAGAAGTTGTTGAAACATAGCGTTCTCCTCTTTTAGTAATAAATTCGGGCGGCAAGATTTAGCTTTCAACTACCAAACCCAACCGCCCGAAATCAGACGCGCTTTACAAAAACGTATAGATTACGCGCTTTACAACGCTAATCCCAATTAACGTCCCCATAATGCCGATACCGATAGGAACTACAGCCGCTAAAGCGTCGCTTATGCCGGCAGTAATCGGTCCTAATACTGTAGCATTCCATGTAAAATCCATTCAAAACACTCCTTTCTTAAAAAAATCTCATAATAGTTCGATATATAATGTAGCAGAAAAAAACCGCAACGGATACCGCCAATGCAATTAATAACACCGCCACAATTATATCAATCCGGTAAACAAGAGCTTCCATAAGCTCCCTGTCCGTAAATACGGAATAATCAGATTCAGACATTTTGTTTCAAAACCTCTACAGTTTCAAGAATTTGGCTGTCGCTTTCTTCCTTGCGTTTTTTACAGTCCAAAAAATAATCGCACGACTTGCACATTTTGCAGTTTCCCGCGCCAGATTTCATCAAAGCCCTTTTTACGGCTATAAATGATACTAAAAATCCGACAACTAAATAAATTGCTTCCATTATTTATAGTCCTTTCCATATGCCCCGTTTAAGAGGCTTTTAACAAATCAATGCCGCAAACCTTGCGCTTGTTGTTAAATTCGATGTCGATGTCACAGCCTATACAATGGATTAGTTCTTCGATATCCACCTTGAAGCTTTTAAAAACATTCCGCGCAATATAAATTTTTTCCGCTTGAAAACCGTAGGTGTTTTCTTCGGGGATTAAATAATGGAGCTTTACGCCGTCAATTACTTCTCCCTCTCTCGTCTTAAAATTAAAATCCTGTAATCCTACCAAATTTACTTTCATGACCGTGCGTCCTCCTTTCTTTAAGATTTTGCCTTGACATTGTTATTATTATAACATATAATATAACGTATTGCAATCGTAATATATAACAATTTGCAATATTTTATTTTGTAAATATTGCATAATGTTATCATAGAGAGGTGAACTCATGTACAGAGAGGTTTTTTCACAAAGATTAAAAAAAGCCCGTGAAAACACAGGCTTTACCCAAAGGGAAGTAGCAAGAGATACCGGAATATCTCAACCCTCCATTGCTCAATATGAAACAGGAGCAAGAGAACCGGATATTGAAACCTTAGGAAGACTTGCCGAATTTTATGGCATTAGCCTTGATTGGCTATTAGGTATTGGAGCAAAAAATAATTTTGAACTTGACGGCATATCGAGAGCAAAAAATTCTGTTTCGCTTGAAATGAGGGCGAATATTCACGATAATATTTAG